ACGCCCAGAAGGGTTACGGCCGGGCCGGGTGCAGCAGCTCAAAGAGGTTACGGCGCGAACGTCCAGAGCCAAGACGGCTGCCGCCCGGCTCATACGGCTAGCGGTACCCAGGTACGGTTATCCAGGGTGATCGCGACCGGGCGGTGCCCGTGCGGCCCAAAGTGGTTACGGCGCAAGCCCAAGCGCCAAACGGCCGGCGGGCCAGGGGTGCGGCTCATGTCGAGCACGGCGCAAGCTCACAGTAGAGACGGCCGCACCCTGCCTGATACGATCGAAGACAGGCCCATGCGAGCTACGGCGGACGCCCAAAGCTTTTACGGCCCGGCGGCTGCTGGCGCGGCCCAATCTGGTTACGGAAACCCAAAGCACGTACGGCCGCACCTGCGCGTGATACGCTGAGATACAGCGGGGCTGGCTCAGCCATCTTACGGCATGTTGCCCACAGCTGCAGCGGCCGGTCCTGCGTCCGGCTCAGGTCGTAACGGCACCTGCCCAGGACTGGCGCGGCCGGGCGGGCGGGCGGCCCACAACCGATCCGGCGCAGGCTCAAAGTCCTTACGGCCGCTCGCACGTACAGGGAGGATCGGTGCACCTGACCAGCGAGGACCGCGCGTGGCTGGACAAGGCCGGGCGGATGTTCCGGGAGCAGGCGGCGAACACGGCCCGCCCGCGGGGAACGGTGCCGCGGCGGCTGCCGCAGTACTGCGCCTGCTGCGGGTGCGTCAAGCGGTACTGCAACTGCCGCTGCTGCTGCCAGCGCCGGCTCAGCCGGGGCTGAGCCATTCCGGGTGCTTGAGCGTCCAGCGGACGGTCTTCTCCAGGCTCGCGGCGAACCCGACCGGGGGCGTCCAGCCCAGCGCGGTCAGCTTGGCCGGGTCCAGCCCGTAATGCGGGTCGTGGCCGGGCCGGGCGCTGTGGAAATCGGACAGCTCCCAGCGCAGCTCACGCCCGGTGACCGCGGCGATCAGCTGCGCCATGTCCAGGTTGGAGGTGGCCTGCGCGCCCGCGATGTTGTACCGGTCCGGCCGCGGGATCTCCCCGTCACGGCCGGGCGGGGCGTAGTACCGGGCGGGCAGCCGGGTGTAGATGAAGGTCAGCGCCCCGGCCAGGTTCCGGGCGTGCAGGTAGTGGCGGCTGCCGATGTCCCCCGGCACCCCGTAGATGCTCACCGTCTGGCCGCGGCTGACCTTGCCGATGGTCATCGGCACGAACTTCTCCGCGTCCTGCATCTCCCCGAACAGGTTCATGCAGTTGACGATCACCACCGGCAGGCCGTACGCGCGCCAGTAGGAGATGGCCAGCGCCTCCTGCGCCGCCTTGGACGCGGCGTAGGGGTTGGACGGCAGGATCGGCGCCCACTCGCGGTGCGCCTGCCCCGGGGCCACCGGCCCGTACACCTCATCGGTGGACATGACCAGCACCATGGACGGGCTGAGCTGGCGGCACAGCTCGAGGGTGTTCAAGATGACGGCGGTGTTGTTCTGCGCGAACGGCACCGGGTCGGCCAGCGACCGGTCGACGTGCGACTCCGAGGCCATCGCGATCACCAGGTCGGGGCTGCGCATCGAGCTGGCCTGGGCCGCGGTGAACGGGGCGGCCAGGTCGTGGGTGATCACCCGGACCCGGCTGCGCCAGCCCGCCGTGTCCGGGGCCTCGTCCAGGATGCGGGCCAGCCGGTCGCAGCGGCCCTTGTGCCGGAACGAGTCGGTCGCGGTCAGGTGCCAGTCGGTGGTGGCCAGGATGTGCTCGGCGCAGTGGGCGCCGAGGAACCCGCCCGCCCCGGTCAGCAGCACCCGGGTCATGACGGCCCCCCGCCGTCCGGCTGGGGGGCGCGCGGGATGCGGGCGCCCTGCCGCCAGCCGTAGCGGACCGCGGCGGCGCAGTGCCGTACCCCGAACCACAGCGCGCCCGCGGTCCAGCCCAGCGCGACGAACAGCGCGGTGATCACGGTGGCGAGGAAACGGCCCAGCCGGATCTGGCTGGCGTCCGCGGCGATGTCCGCGACCGGGATCCGCTCAGTGAGTGTCGTCAACGGCTACCTTCCAGGGTCGCGCCCGTCAGTTCTCGGGCGGCGGCTTCTTCGGCTTCGGCTTCTTCTTCTGGATCTGCTTGGCCATGTCCTCTCCTTTCACTGCTGCCCCGGGTGGTACGCTAAACGGCGCATCCGGCTACCAGCCGCCAGGGCCGGCCCGGATCATCGGCGCATCCCTCAACGAGACGGCCGGCCCTGGCTCAGCCGATGCTCTTCAGCGGGTCGTAGTTGCGCCGGAGCTTGTCGAAGGCCCAGTGCGCCAGGGTGGCCGCGGTCAGCGGGGTGATGTTCGCGGCGGAGTTCTTCCGCGACCAGCCGCGCATCCCGTCGCCGATGTCGCGAGTCTCGGCGTGCCGGACCGCGGTCCGCAGCTCGGGCGCCTCGTCCGGGCCGAGCTGTCCCACCTTGCGGTCACCGATCCCGGTGACCATCAGCGTGAACGCCTGCGCCTCCTCGGCCGGGGAGACCTTGACCAGCTCCAGCCCGCGGTTCTCCGCGTCGTTGATCAGCGCCGCGGCCGGCGCGGACTTCGGCATCACGATGCCGAGCGGGCGCCACTTGGCGCGCAGCTCCAGCAGCCGCGGGATCACCCAGGAGGTGCCGGCCCGGGTGCAGCCGCGCGGGATCTCCACGATGATGCGGCCGTCGCTGGGCCGCTGCCAGGCCACCGCGATGGCGGCCGCGGACAGGTCCGGGGTGACGTCGACTGCGAAGCACACCGGGGTGACGGTGCCGCCGCTGATCTCGGTCTCGCAGGCGTCCCACTGCTCGGCGCTGACCGCGCCCCAGTCCTCGTCATCGGCGGGCCATTCGCCGGCGCCGAGGCGCTCCACGTCGAAAGTGTCCGGGGGCATCCCGGCCATCTCCCGGGCGACGTGCTCGGCGGTGATCCGGATGCCCAGCGCCGGGTTGGCTTTCGCCCACGAGGCGGGGTCGTCGCGGTCGTCGTGCTCGGCGCAGGTGATGAAGCGGTTGGTGCGCCGTCCGTGCCGCTCGTCCCGCGGGCACAGCGCGGTGTGCGGGCGGATGGACCACTCGAAATAGGCCAGCGACGGGTCCCCGCCGCGGATCCCGCGGCGGCGGATCATCGCCAGCTGGGTGGAGTCCGGGTAGCCGGCCGAGGCCAGGTACCACAGCTGCGGGTTCGGCACCGCCGACATGGTGGGCATCGACGCGCCCACCTGGTCGGCGGACAAGATCATCGCCTCATCCCAGACCAGGCAGTCGGCGGTGAAACTTCGCCCGGAGCCGCGGCTGCGGGCCAGGAACCGCAGCCGCGGGGCGACGCTCTTGCGGACCCGTTTCGCGCCGGGGCCGAAGATCAGCGCGGGCGAGGCGCGCAGCAGCACCGCTTCCTCGCCGTGCGAGGTGATGATGGACTTGACCCGGCGGTTCATCGATTCGGTGGACCGGATCCGGTCCTGGATCCGCAGGAAATGCTCGTTGGACGCCTTGAACTCGTGCGCGGTGTGGATGATCAGCGGCTCGGACAGCACGAACAGGCCGAACAGCTCACGGACCTCCACGGTGGCGTTCTTGCCGTTCTGCCGCGAGATGATCTCGGCCACCTCGAACGCGGTCCAGGTGCCGTCGGCCTTGGTGCCCAGCGCCTGGGTCAGCACCCAGGACTGCCAGTCATCCAGCTCGAAGTTCACCGACCGGGCGAAGTCGACCGCCTCGGCGCCGGCTTCGACGGAAAAATGCGGCGGGACCGAGCACAGCCGGGGCCGCTGGATCCCGCGCAGCGGCGTCTCGGTCAGCGCGGGTGCGGTCATTGATCCCCGTCGGCGTCCTGCCAGAAGTGACTGTTCGGGCACTCATAATAGGGCTGCCCGGTCTTGTCGTCCTGGGTGGTCACGGTGGGAGGCAGGCCGCAGACCGGGCATGCGGACATCAGGTTCCTCCTGCCAGCCGCTGCTCGCGGCGCTTGCGCAGCTCGTCGATCTCGTCGCCGTGCCCGGCGGGCGGGCAGATGTCGCGCAGGTAGGACGAGCACTGGCGCAGCTCGCGGAGCACCACGGCCAGGTCACGGGCCGGCAGCTCGGCGGAGTCGGCCTGCGCGGCCAGGATCAGCATGGCCCGGGCAACTGCCCCGGCGGCCACGTCAGCCGGCAGGGACTGCAGGTCCTTGCGGACAGCGCGTTCCTGCGGCCCGACTTTGCGTCGTGGCGTATACGTCATCTCTCACCCAGCATGATACGTTAGGGGTACGCACCTGGCCCAAAGCTGCTACGGCTGCAAGCTCACATTGGATTCGGCCAGGCTCCCCTACCCGGAAGGAACCCCATGACTGTCTCAGTCTCCGGCACGCTGCCGTCCGGTGACGGCAACGGCCTGTCCGCGATCGTCACGGACCTGGTCCGCGAACCGCAGAAGGTCCACCTCGCCGTCGTCCTGGTCGATTGCCGCAAGGTGGTGACCGACGCCGATACCGGCGATATGATCCCCACTGTGCGGCTGCGCCGGATCGAGGTCGTCGAGGACCCCGAGGACCGCAAGCTGGCGGAGAACCTGATGCGCCGGGCGCTGGACCGGCGGACCGGGCGCCAGGCGCTGCCGTATGACCTGGAGCAGGAAATCCGCTCGGCGTTCCCTGACGCATAAAAAAAGAGCCAAAGCGGCCCCGGGCACATTATCGGCGAAAAATTGCGAGAAAGCAACCCCTGGTGCAGAACGAGCGTGTCCTGGTGACCTGGCTGGACGGCAACCAGGAAGAGTACTGCGGCGAGACCCGGGTCACCGACGGGGTGCTGCACGTCTACGCCTACACCGGCACCGTGCTGACCGGCGAGTACCACATCCCGCTGGTCAACATCCGGGTGTGGACCAAGCCCAAGTAGTCCGGTGCCCAGCGTCTCAGCGGATTCCCATGGCGGCAACGGCACCGTCGAAAAGGTGGCCCCCCGGGCTTACCCTAGCCCGGGGGGCCGATGTTGTCGGCGGGACTCGAACCCGCACTCTACTGTTTACAAGACAGTCGCCTTTTCCGTTAGGCTACGACTTTTCCCGCGTCTTCCCCGCTGGCACGGTGGCACGGCTGATCACTGAGACCGGCGCTCTGCCATTGAGCTACACCGCCGCGTGGAGGCGGTGGCCAGGATCGAACTGGCAACCTCCGGTAACAAGCCGGACCGGTGCGCCGCGTGGAGGCGGCACAAGGAAGCTGGAACGTACGACGAGGACCAGGACGATGCGGCCGCCCTGCGCATGACCCCCGCGGGTTTCCCCCGCGACCGGTGCCGGCACGGCCGGTGCTGACCAGGACAAGGAAGCTGACGTTCTGTCCCTGATTGTATCACGGAGTGCGCGCCGTCGCGATGCTGGGCTTGTGCCGTCACTGTTCTGGGCGCGCCGCAGTGCTGCCGAACAGGTAATCCAGTACCGGGGTGGCGTCCCGGTCCTGCACCTCCGCCATGTTGGCCTGCTCGCGGG